TTCGTCATATTTTGAAGTATTCATTGCAATCCTCCTTTGCTGTCTACTGAATTTTATTTTAAACCATATTTCTTGTCCACTTTTTTAGTATATATCCAATTTTGCGCTGTTCGGCTATTCGCCTGTGGTGTTTGTGAATGTTTTAAATCTTGACAAGCATTATACAGAAACGGCGATGAAACTCAGCGGCGTGAATGCAGGAGCGGTAACTTTAACCAATCCTGTAATCTTGCCGACGTTTAAGGCGGAAGTTCGAGGCGCGGCAGTTGACGTTGAATTGATAGAAAATACTGACTATGAAGTAGTGGAAGATACTGACGAAGAAGTTTACACGGTGAACTTGCTGAAGACTTTTAGCGAAGCAATCAAAGTCAGTTACACGTTGGACGGCGAAGCAGTTGAAGAAGTACACACACCCGACAGTTTTCCGATTGAAATAGATGCAGGAGCGACGAACCTTAAGCTGAAAATATCAGTCGTACCTGTGACAACTTTAATAGCAGGAGAAGATTACAAGATAGGCTACAACGAAGACGGCGTGGCGGAGTTTGAAATTTTAAAACCTGCAAGAGTACCTGCAGATGAAGTATATGTCAGTTTTCATGAAGCAGACGCAGGCAAGGTGACAAGTGCGGACATCATAGGCAGGGTAAACAGCTTGACAGATGAACTTGAAGGCTTGGAATTGGTGGAAAGTGTATTTCCGAAGTTCAGGCTTGTACCGAGTATATTAATTGCGCCGAAATACAGCCAAGAAGTCGGAGTAGCGGCGGTGATGAAAGCGAAGTGTACAGGCATTAACGGCGTATTCCGCGCAATCGCGATAGTCGATTTGCCGACAGATGAAATAAAATCTTACACGAACGCCGCCGAGTACAAGAACTTGAAAAACTTGGCAGATACAAGTTTGATAGTGTGTTATCCGAAGGTGAGTTTGGACGGCAAGCAATTTTTTCTGTCGACGCAACTTGCAGGCTTGATGAACAAGGTAGACTACGAACGCGGCGATGATATGCCGTACTGGAGTCCGTCGAATCAGCAACTGCAATGTGACTCCAGCGTGATGGCGGACGGCACGGAGAAGATTTTCAGCTTGTCACAGGCAAATTACCTGAACAGTCAAGGCATAGCAACTGCATTGAACTTTAGCAACGGTTGGTGTTTCTGGGGCAATTGCACCGGGCTGTATCCTTCAAGTACAGATGTGAAGGACGTATTCATCAGCGTGCGGAGAATGTTTAATTGGTTGGCGAACAATTTAATCTTGAGCTATTTCCAAAAGGTAGACAATCCTATGAATCGTCGGCTGATAGATAACCTGGTCAATTCGATTAACCTGTACATGAACGGCTTGGCGGCGAAAGGTGCGGTGTTGCCGGGCCGTCATG